AGTTGGCGGATCCAAAATTCTTAAAGAGCATTTACAGGCAAATCATTCCAACACATAAGGTTAGCGGGCCAGTTTAAATTACCGCTGTGGAAAAAGCTCTCGTATAGAAGCACACGTACATATTGATTGACTACCCAGAGGTAGGAAGCCACCAAACAAATTGGGCTCACTGGTTGATATAGATTGCATTGTTGGCAGTCGAAAAACACAACATAGTTCATAAAAACCCTTTAGCACTAGGAACGAAGCGGGGGAATATTGTACTATAGAGATTACATTAACTAGCTTACTGTATTCTCTATGTTACATAATGTCGACGGAGGATGGGAAAGGTCAGAGCCCATTGAACTTGTGTATAAAAAATTACCTCTTTCCAATGTCTTGGCTGTGCAGACTCACATGAAGTTGCCCAAAAAGATGACGGGACTAGAAATAGTTCCGTCTGACTAAACAATCTACATGAAATTAAAACATTAATACATACGTATTAATGCAATATAATAATATCATATATAAATCATTAAACAAACATAATATTATAGTTTGAGCGTTAGCGAAAACTTGTATGAACTTGTTCATACACTAAGCATATAAACATTATGATAACATTGTCTTTGATATAAATAATAGTAATAGGATATTTAAGGATAAGTCACGAATGAAAGTACATCACATATTATCAGAAACATTAGACGTAAAACAAATTAACGGTATGTGGAGAGTTTTTGATACTGTTAAAAACTCTGTTGTAGGTGACATTGGTTTCTCATCGCCAGGTGAAGCTGAAGCTGAACGAGATAAATTAAGATCTAATAGAGCCAAAACTTCTGGTCGTCGACCTGCACCTGTTGCAACACGAGGCGGAACAGTGCCTGCCACTGCTACTGCGCCCGATGTTCTTAAACCTGATGCTGATGAAATTAAAGGCAGAACAAAATTAGGAAAAGGAGCCATTGGCACAGCCAAGGTAGCTGTGAAAAGTGTCTCAATGGGTGTCGCTGCGGCAGTTGGTGGCTCAGTTCTGGCGTTCATTAACTTCTTAGAAGTTAGGAGCTTGCTTGAAGACTACGGTAAAGCGTTAGACCAAGCAAACGGTGATGTGACTGCTGCACCAGTTATATATACGAAAACAGAGCTAATGCGAGGTATTATAGAAGGTACCACGAGTGTATTTACTGCCGCTGCTTCTGGAGCAATGTCTGCCGCTTACTTTTCAAGAGGGTTAGCATTCATTCCATTTACTGGATGGATAGCTTCATTAATTGTGGGCTCAATTTCTGGCATTGCTGCTTACGTAATTACTAGACTTGCTAAAGACGCTGCGTTTCTAAAATCTATTGCAGAATTTATGATGAGAAAAATTGATTCTAAACTAATTTTACAATACTCTGAAGGAACAAATGAAAACACAGCCGGAGCTGAAAATAATATTAAGCAAGTGATGAAAGCTGCAATTAAGTCTGATCCTAAGATGATAGCTGCATTCAAGCAAGCTAAGGCTAATAAAGCTAAATCAACGGCATCCTAGTTTTTTCAGTAGTTTCGATATTATCTTTAATAATTTTATTTAAAATTTCTCTATCTTCAATAGACGTGTGATACATTAAGTTCTCGTACGAGAAACTTCCTCGCATATACCAACCAATGCGATATAGTGTATCTTTTATTTGTTTTATCTCGACTTCTAATTCCTTAGAGCGCAGAATTATATCAGACTCCGAGAGTGTAAGGAGCGAGATCCGAAAAAATTTGAATAGTCCAGATTTAAGCTAGTTTTAAACTCCTTATTACATTCGTCATTACCGCATAGTACATCTATATTTGGTAAATTCCAATCGTCAGTAAGTTTTGTAATACCTTCTCTAAGTTTAGTATAAAACTCGGCATCGTTATTTTTAATAAACTCTAAGATATTAGCTTGATCTTCTTCTTTGTCATTTTCGTTTTCTATACTTTCGATATACGACACTGCAAGTCTTAGATTAAGATCTGATGATTCAACAAACACTCCTTGTAGAAGAGTTTCTTTATCGTCTTTGCTTATATTTTCGTCATTTCCAATTTGTAACATTTTTCTTTCAATTTGAAAGTTTTCCATACTAAAATCAGTAGTCTGACGATATGTAAGAGGTGCCATGTTAATTTTAAGATCACTGATATTAAAACTGCTAGTAATGTTGCAGTGAGCAAAGTTTTCTAATAACTTAGTTAATAAAATCTCACTATCGTTCTGCTCAGAACAGTGTGGACACCTAGTTGATATAGGCATTGTGTCACCGTATGTTGCTATTCTGATAGCAATTAATATGTAATCAATGTCGTAACCTACTAAGTTCCATGGATCCTTTATATGCGGAATACAACTATTCATTACAGTTGAAGTAGCTACACCGGTAAATAATGCATCAGGAGTTTTAAAAGTGATTTCGTCCATTGCATTCATACCAAACACTGGCATCGATGTAACTTGATTATCTTCAATTATACTTTCGTTGTAGAACACACCTTTGCTAGGCAGGTCGATATATAACTTTGCTTGTCTTTGGTATTGTTGTAAAAAACTACTCATATTATTCCTTGCGATAAATACAATGTACAAAGATATTTATCACTAGTATAATATACTAGTTTAATTGTGGAAAGCTAATATATGGAACAACACGAATTAGACCAAATCACGGAAGCTATTCGGGGTGGATTTAATGCGCAACAAAATTCTACTCCTTCAAGAGGTGCTATTAGTGACCGTGATGGACCAAACTTTGGAAAGATTGGAAAGAACATTGGGAAAGACTTTAGTAAAATAGTAAGCTCGGCCGGTGGTCGAGTTTCTGACGCAATTGATAACACCGCTAGTACATTTGGAAGTTTAATAGGTTACATTGAAGACACTCAAGATACTTTTCGCAGTTTAAGCAAAGTCGGTGCAGGGTTTGATGCTGACTTAGGCGCACTAAGGTCATCTGCTGCACTAACAAGAATGCCTCTAGATAAATTTGCAGGCATGATTGCACAGAACACTGCCGAGTTAGCAGGCTTTGCTGGCGGAGTAAACGCAGGAGCTAAAAGATTTACACGACTAGCTGATGAAATGTTTAGTACTGATCTTATTGATAGATTTATGAATTTAGGTTTGACTATAGAAGAATCCAATGAATTCTTAATGGCAAACATGGCGATGGATAGACGTGCAAATAGACTGAATGGAATTGGCGCAGCGGCGCAGGTACAATCTGCTTTAAAACTTGCTAAAACTTTTGATGTTATAGCAAAACTCACAGGTAAAGATGTTAAAGCGCAACAAGATGATTTAAAAGAGAGAATGAGAGATGGTGCTACATCGGCTAAAATTCGTCTATTGGAAAGGAATGGCGTTACAGGAGCAAGTCTTGCATATAAAGCTTCGCAAGCTGCTTTACAAAGTGCTCCTAAAGTAGTAGGAGATTTATTAGCGGATCTTACACAAACTGGTGTACCGATGACAGAAGCTACAAAGAATTTTGCAGCAACTAACGCAGAAGCATATAAACTACTACAACAATCTGCTGCTGCTACTAAGCGGGGAGATATCGGAAAAGCTGAAGAACTTGCTGCTAAAGCAGCAGCAGCTACAGCAGCATATGCAGACAGCAATCAAGGCTTAACTATTGCTACATTAGCGCAAGTAAGCAGTATTGCAGAAGGCCAAGCAGAACGGCTACAGGAGATGTCACCGTTAATAGATGCCCTAGCTGAACATAATGCCAAACTTGGTACTGGCGTAGCTACTACAGCAGAATACATTACAGCATACAACGATATATTAAAAAACGCTGTAGAAGTACAAGATAGCCAACTTTCAGGAACATTGCCAGGACAGCAAACATCAGAAATGGTTAATTTGGCACAACGAAAGATTGCAGATGCAGCATCTAATTTTAATCAGGCTCTTGGCGGCACTATTTCAAGTCCGGGCATAGCACAGGGGTTATTTCAAGATTCTATTAAGATTACTACAGAAGTTATTAACGGCATGACAACTGCAGGAGAAACTTTTATAAAGTTAATAGGCGGAAATGAGAACCAAATGGCAGCTGAAGTAACAACAGGAGAGAACAGCAAGAACTTTGCAATTTTAGCAGATCCATTATCGACAATTGCAGCAAAGAGTACAGCTACAGAAGCCTTAATTAAAGCTGGATTGCTTAATCCTAAAGGTGAAATAATAAGCGTAAGGATTGCAGAAATAGAACAGAGTTTATTTAACAGCGGTGTAAAACCTGGTTTTATTCCTGATGGAGCAACGAGTACAGGAGGACTTGGCGGTTTGAAAGCCTGGATTGATAAAATAAACCCCTTTAACGGGGGAGGGTCACCAAATGCACTAGGTGGAAATGTAAGTGCAGGCGATTTCCTCAAAGTTGGGGAGCAAGGACCGGAAACTATGATTGCCGGGTTTGACGGCGCAGTAATACCAAACATGAAACAAATGATGAATAGGTTGCCGCAAGCAATAGAAAGTATGAATTTACCACCAAGCGCGGCTGAACAAAGTGTATTGGCAAATATGGGTATGAAAGATAACGATATTGCAGCACTGGTGCAGCAAGCACAAACCACGAACGAGCTTTTATCACGCTTACTTGGGGTAAATACAGCACAAGGACGAATTGGCGAGAAGCATTTAAAGCTGTCACGCGGCGCTGGTAATTTAATGACGGGACTAGGTAGAGCATGAGCTGGAAAAAACATTTTACACCTGTACAAACAGGCGACAACCCAAACGGAAGCTACGGTCCTATAAGTGGATCTAGTTCTGCTGGCAGACCTGGACCTGCAAGAACTAATTACAGTTCTTACTTACCAGATGTATATGTAGGCAGTCCAAACAGAGTTGAACGCTACGGCCAATATAATACTATGGATATGGACAGTGAAGTAAATGCTGCACTTGATATCCTTGCTGAGTTTTGTACACAAAAGAATAAACAAAACGCTACTAACTTTAAATTTTCATTTAATAAAAGTGCAACAAACAATGAAGTTAATATTTTAGGACAATATTTAAAGCAGTGGTGTAAACTAAACAACTTTGAAACACGTATGTTTAGAACATTCCGTAATGTATTCAAATATGGTGACGCAATATTCCTTAGAGATCCAGAAACTAAAAAACTGTTTCATGTTGATCCTGCAAAACTATCACGTATCATTGTTAACGAAAGCGAAGGCAAAGTACCTGAACAATATATCATTAAAGATGTAAACTTTAACTTTACTGAGATGGTTGCAACAACTCCGCATATTACTAATGGTAATATTACAGGCGGCGGTGGTGGTGGATATACTACTGGTGGCGTCCGCGGCATGACAGGAAATGCTCCAACACAAAGCGGTTCACGATTTGCCACAGCAGACGGCGAAGTTGCAATTGATGCAACGCATGTATTACATTTAAGTCTATCAGAAGGATTAGACAATAACTATCCATTCGGTAACAGCTTACTAGAAACTATTTTTAAAGTATTCAAACAAAAAGAATTGCTTGAAGACGCTATTATTATCTATCGTGTACAACGTGCTCCGGAAAGAAGAGTATTTTATGTTGACGTAGGTAATATGCCAAGTCACTTAGCAATGCAATTTGTTGAGCGTGTTAAAACAGAAATACACCAAAGACGTATTCCAAGTGCTACAGGCGGCGGAACTAATGTTATTGATAGTAGTTACAATCCGCTTTCAATTAACGAAGATTACTTCTTCCCACAAACTGCTGAAGGACGTGGTTCAAAAGTTGAAACACTACCAGGCGGTACTAACCTAGGAGAAATTGATGACCTTAGATATTTTACTAATAAGCTCGTACGCGGCTTACGAATTCCTTCCAGCTATCTACCTACGGGGGCTGATGATGGGGCAAGTTCCTACAATGACGGACGAGTTGGTACTGCATACATACAGGAATTAAGATTTAATACATACTGTGAAAGACTACAAGGTTTAATTGTAGAAGAATTTAATCAAGAGTTTAAACGCTACTTACTTGAAAAGGGCGTTAACATTGATACAGCAATGTTTGATCTATCTTTTGAAACACCGCAAAACTTTGCAGCATACAGACAGTCAGAGTTAGATAATGCTCGTGTACCAACATTTACGCAAATGAGTGCAATTCCATATATTTCAAATAGATTTGCAATGATGCGTTTCTTAGGAATGAGTGAAGAAGAAGTTGCAGACAATGAACGTCTATGGAAAGAAGAAAATGACGAGACATTAAATACAGGCGGCGAAGATGCAAGTGCAGAAATGCGTGGCGCTGGTATTAGTAGTGCAGGCATTAGTTCAGACATCGACGGAGCAGAAGACATCGCACCAGATGAAGGTGAACCAGAAATAGGCGGAGAAGCAGCTCCACCAGAAACTTCAACAGGAGAAGTACCGGGCGGCCAAGGCGCAAGCGCAAGCGCAACTACAGCACAAACGATATAAATACAATATGATACTACGTGAACTATTTTACTTTGATAAAGAAACAATTGAGTCTACTGAAGATGATCGATATGATCCTCGTTACGATGACAGTGTTGTTAAAATGAACGATACTCGTAAAACACGCCTTACATTAAGTCAAATTAATCGTGCAAGGAAGGCAAGTGAACTACATACTACTGAGAAGGCCGGAGAACTGGAATTCATAAGACAAATGTATGGAATCGCAGCACAAGTTCCTGAGATGTAAAATTAATGGCAAAAATAGATAAGAGTTTATATACTAAAGAACAGTATAGGGCTCTTAAAGCCAAAGCTAAAGCAGATGCACTGCAAGTAACACACGTAATAGAAAAAGAAATAATACCAGCAATCTCTCCTAATACTGCTTTTGTATTAGGTAATGGTACTAGTAGATCCTCTATATCTCCAGAACATTTAAAACACATAGGCAAAGTATACGGCTGTAATGCATTGTACAGATCCTTTAGTCCCGACTACTTAGTTGCAGTTGATTCAAAAATGATTATTGAAATTAATAATAGTGGGTACCAAAGAAAAAATCAAGTATGGACTAATCCTAATAAACTATTTGCAAGGATGGAAGGATTTAATTTTTTTCAACCTAGCAAGGGATGGTCAAGTGGACCAACTGCATTATGGTTAGCTAGTCAACAACAGTATACAACTATCTATATTTTAGGATTTGATTACCAAGGCACAGACGGAGGCAAGCACTTCAATAACATATATGCTGATACTGATAACTATAAACGTAGTAGCGATACTGCAACGTATTACGGTAATTGGTTACGTCAAACTAAAAATGTTATTGAAGAAAACACTAATACACAGTACATAAGGGTTATAGCAGCTGATAATTTTATTCCGAGTGAGCTAAATAATATTGTTAATCTTAAACATATTATAGTAGATACATTTGAAAAAATGTATCCTCATTCCTAAATGGTTCGTTTTGAGCCTATTATCATGCCATAATCCTTATATATAGTAAATACAACTGACAGCCTTACCATAGGTATATAACTTTTACAGGAGAAGACAAAAATGGCAAATCAAAATAAATTTGAACAGATGCTTGAAAAACTTGTCAATGAAGACAAGGCAGGCGCTGAAGAACTATTCCACGAGATTGTGGTAGAGAAATCACGTGACATATACGAGTCACTATTAGAATCAGATCTAGACGATGAAGAAGTAGATGAAGCAACTGATGAAGAAGTAGATGAAACTACTGATGAAGAAGTTGACGAAACTACTGATGAAGAAGTTGATGAGTCTGATGACGAAGAATTAGACGAAGACTTTAACTTAGACGAGTTTGAAGTTGAAGCAGATCCAATGGACGCTATGATGGGCGACATGGAAGTAGACGGCGGCGACGAAGCACCAGCTATGGATATGGATATGGACGCTGAAGAAGGCGAAGCCGAAGTTGAAGATCGTGTAGAAGATCTAGAAGATGCACTTGACGAACTAAAAGCAGAATTTGAAAAAATGATGTCAGGTGACGACGAAGACGAAGGCGAAGATGACGGCGAAGAAGATCCTATGGATATGGATATGGACGCTGAAGAAGAGCCAGAAGAAGAAGCAATTACTTTTGAAACAACAGACGAAGAAGTTGATGAAGCTGCTGACGAAGAAGTTGAAGAAGCTGAGAAATCAGAAACTGAAACAATGCGTGAGTATGTAGAAAAAGTAACTGCATCAATGGGTGACAACGGTGTAAACGGTAAGTCATCAGTAGCAACGCCAAACAACATGGGCGGCGATGCATCAAACTTAGTACAAGGCGGAGAAGCTGACACTAAAGGTACAACAGGCGGACTAGCTGCAAATACTTCTAAAGAAGATAATGCAGGTAACGTTAACGTACCAGGCGGTAAAGCATCAAAATCACTAAAAGGTACTAAAGGCCATGGCGCAGAGAAAAAAGGCGCTGGCGAAACTGCTGACAACAAGAAATCAACTGTTGGCAAATAAGTAAGGAACTAATAGATGAATCACTTACGAGAACACCTAAGTTTCGACCAAGCGAATATTGTCGTTGAGTCTGCTAACGAAGGAAAAGACTTGTACATGAAAGGTATCATGATACAAGGCGGAGTACGCAACGCTAACCAGCGTGTGTATCCTGTAAACGAAATTGGCAGGGCTGTCAAAACTCTCAGCGAACAAATCGAGGGTGGATACAGTGTTCTTGGCGAAGTTGATCATCCAGAAGGCCTTAATATAAACTTAGACCGTGTAAGTCACATGATATCCGAATGTTGGATGGACGGTGATAACGGTTATGGTAAACTAAAAATACTACCTACACCGATGGGACAACTAGTTAAAGTAATGCTTGAAGCAGGCGTTAAACTAGGAGTTTCATCGCGTGGTAGTGGTAATGTAAGTGAAGACGGTAGCGGCAACGTTAGCGACTTTGAAATAATAACAGTGGACGTGGTGGCACAGCCTAGCGCCCCTGGAGCATATCCTACTGCAATCTACGAGCATTTAATGAATGCACGTGGAGGAATGAAGGCATATGAATTGGCACAGGCAACAAAACACGATCCTAAGGCACAAAAATACTTAAAAGAATCTCTGGTTAATATAATCAGCAGACTCCAATAAAAGGAGAAAAAAATATGTTGGAAGCACTTAAAACACTTTTTGAAAACGATGTAGTTTCTGAAGAAGTACGTGCAGACATCGAAGGCGCATGGGAGCAAAAGATTCAGGAAAACAAAATGCAGGCAACTGCTGAGTTACGTGAAGAATTTGCTAAAAAGTACGAGCACGATAAGTCAACTATGGTTGAAGCTATCGACTCTATGATCTCAGAACGCCTTGCAGAAGAAATTGCTGAGTTTGCAGATGATCGCAAACAGCTAGCTGAAGCAAAAGCAAAGTACGGAGTAGCAATGCGTGAAAATGCAGATCTACTAAAACGCTTTGTATCTGAGTCACTAGTAAAAGAAGTTTCTGAATTGCATGAAGATCAAAAAGCAATTGCTGATAAGTTCAGTATGCTTGAGAACTTCATCGTAGATGCACTTGCAACTGAAATTGCAGAATTCCACGAAGACAAGAAAGACTTAGCAGAAACTAAGGTAAAACTTATCAAAGAAGCTAAGAATAAATTTGCAGAAGTTCGTCAGAGCTTTATTGCAAAGAGCGCAGCTAAAGTATCATCTATTGTTGAATCAACTCTTACTAAAGAGATTGGCGCATTAAAAGAAGATATTCAATCTGCACGTAGCAACGATTTTGGTCGTAAAATGTTTGAAGCTTTTGCTTCAGAGTATGCAACAAGCCATCTGAATGAAAATTCAGAAACTGCAAAATTAATGCAAGTTGTTGTTACTAAAGACAAACAGTTAGTTGAAGCGAAGGCATTTGCACTAAAAGCAAAAACACTAGCAGAATCTAAAGGCCAAGAAGTAAAGCGTATAACAGCAATTGCTGAACGCAAAAACAGACTTAATGATTTAATGGAGCCTTTGAATAAAGGGCAAAGAGAGATCATGACAGATTTACTGGAATCAGTACAAACCAATAGACTTCAAAAATCTTTTGATAAGTACCTCCCATCAGTGATTGATGGAAATACTCCGGCAAAGAAGGCAGTCTTATCAGAGGCAAAAGAAATTACAGGCAACAGAGACAACACTACAACAAAAACAAACACTAGTTCAATGCAAGATGATAATGTCGTTGACATTCGTCGTTTAGCTGGTTTAAAATAAGGAGAAAACTATGTCGGAACTACTAGAAAGCCGCTGGTCTGATACAAAAAACGCACTTTTGGAAGGCCTACAAGGTACCAAAAAAGCTGTAATGGCAACTACACTAGAAAATACTCGTAAGTATTTAAGTGAATCTGCTGGTGCAGGCGCAACGTCAGCTGGCAATGTCGCAACTCTTAACAGAGTTATTTTACCGGTCATCAGACGTGTAATGCCAACCGTTATCGCTAACGAGTTAGTTGGTGTTCAGCCTATGACAGGCCCAGTGGGACAAATCCACACACTACGAGTTCGTTATTCGGACACGTTTAATGCTGGCGCAAGTGGCGCAACAGCAGGCGAAGAAGCACTATCGCCATTCAAGATTGCTGAATCTTATTCAGGCGCAACTACTGGTAAAGCAGCTTCAACTGCCGCACTAGAAGGTGAGTCAGGTAATAAACTAAGCATCCAAATCTTGAAGCAAACAGTAGAAGCAAAATCACGCAAGCTATCAGCTCGTTGGACTTTTGAAGCTGCTCAAGACGCACAATCAATGCATGGTATTGATGTTGAAGCGGAAATCATGGCAGCTCTTGCACAAGAGATTACTGCTGAGATCGACCAGGAAGTACTAGCATCGCTAAGTACACTTGCTGGTACAGCCGGTTCTACTTATAACCAAGCAACTGTTAGCGGTACTGCTACTTTCGTTGGTGACGAGCATGCTGCTTTAGCTGTTCTAATCAACCGTGAAGCAAACAAGATCGCTCAGCGTACACGTAGAGGCGCAGGTAACTGGGCTGTTGTTAGTCCTTTTGCACTAACAATTCTACAATCTGCTACAACTTCTGCGTTCGCAAGAACAACTGAAGGCACATTTGAAGCTCCAACTAACACTAAGATGGTTGGTACTTTGAACAATGCAATGAAAGTATATGTTAACACATATGCAGCAGATAGTTCTGATATCCTTATTGGATATAAAGGTTCAAGCGAATCAGATGCAGCGGCATTCTATTGCCCATACATCCCGCTAATGAGCTCAGGCGTTGTACTTGATCCGACTAGCTTTGAGCCAGTTGTTTCGTTCATGACACGTTATGGTTATGTCGAGCTAAACAACACAGCGTCATCTTTGGGTAACGCTGCTGACTATCTAGCTAAAGTTGACTTGTCAACTAACTCAGCTAACGTAAGTTTCCAGTAAACTTTACAATAGTTAATAAAAACAGGGCCTACGGGTCCTGTTTTTTTATGACTTTTTTTAATTAAATGGTTGACAGACGTTCTTATTAGTGCTATTATATATACATAGCTAGGAGATATCCTTTGTTATGATAGTGCAAGGAACAAGCAACTGCAACGTTGCGAACTTGGCTGACACCTGTAGTGGGACTGTATGAGCGTAGAGATACGAAGATATGGATTTTGGACTTAACGGTTCGATGTTAGGCGCTCCGACTTACATAGATGAGTTGCTAAGGAGTTGTTGGTAATCATTAATCCCAACCTATCACCCTATTATGCGGGTATCGTATAGTGGTTATTACGGTAGGTTTCCAACCTTTAGACAGGAGTTCGATTCTCCTTACCCGCTCCATACATGCAGTACAAGAAGGTTAGTGTTTTTGCACTAGCCTTTTCTTGTTTCGGATAAATACTTGTGTCATTAATCGTGCCGCACTTTGCGGACTTATGCAGAAATGACCCACTGCGTAAACCTAGAACGTTTTAAAGGAGAAAAACAAATGGGAAGACCACTAAACAAAAGATT